GCTACGGCGCGGTCTTCGGCAACGAGGACGCCCAGGGCGATGTGATCCGCCAGGGCGCGTTCAAGTCGACGCTGAGCGAGTGGCGCGGTCGCGGGAAGTTTCCGCCCATGCTCCTTCAGCACGGCGGGATGGACTCGTTCGTTGGCCCGAGGCCCGATGATCTCCTCCCGGTCGGCGAGTGGACGGACGTCCAGGAGAACGCACGCGGGCTCAAGGTCGAGGGTCGCCTCTTCGCGCTCGCCACCGAACGCGGCCAGTACATCTACGAGGGGCTGAAGGCGGGCGCGCTCGACGGCCTCTCCATCGGCTACAAGACGCGCGAGTTCATCGCCGGCACGCGGGCCGGTGAGCCAGATCGGACGCTCACCGACGTCGATCTGTGGGAGGTCTCGATCGTGACCTTCCCGGCGAATCCGAAAGCGCGCGTGACAGCCGTCAAGGCTCTGAGCACCGATGATCTGCGCGATCTGGAGGCCGCCCTGCGTGATGCAGGGGTGCCGCGCAAGGACTGCCCGAAGGCAGTCTGGGCCTTCAAGCAGTGGCTCCAGCGTGATGCTGGAGAGCCGACAGGCGGGCAGCGTGATGCTGCTGCGGCGGGCGAGGTCATGGAGTTGCTGGAGTTGTCGAATAGATGCCAGGCCAGTCTGCAGGCCAGCGCGCTCCAGGCATTCATCACAACCCGAACCGCAGGAGGCTGACCGCCATGTCACAAGAGGCGCCGAGTTTTCAGGAGCTCAAGAGATCGCTCGAGGCTGTCCTGAGCACGAACGATGAATTCCGCAAGACGAACGACGAGGCGATTGCCGCTCTGAAGGGCGGTCACGAGTCGCTGGCGCGCGAGATGGGCGAGAAGGCCGACAAGTTCAACAAGGATCTGGGCACGGCCCTCGAGGCGAAGAAGAAACTGGAGATCGAGCAGCAGCTCCAGCGCGAGCGGCTGGAAGAGTTGGAAGCGAAGGCGTCTTCGCCGGGCAAGACCGCCTCCGCGAAGCGCCAGGACGAGTACAAGAGCGCCTTCGTCGACTGGGTCCGCCAGCGCGGCCAGTCGCCGATGCACGAGCAGAAGCTGCAGGATCTCTCCCGCAAGATGATCGAGCAGAAGGACATCACCATCGGCACCGCGGCCGCGGGTGGATTCGCCCTGCCCGAGGAGATCGCCCGCGAGATCGGCCGCCTGGAGCTGATCTTCTCGCCGGTGCGCCGCCTGGTCAAAGTGCGCCAGGCCGGAACCAGCGACTACAAGGAACTGATCAGCAAGCGCGGCACGACCTCAGGGTGGGTGGGTGAGACCGGCACCCGGTCGGCTACGCTGACGCCACAACTGCGCGAGCGGGCGCCGACGTTCGGCGAGCTGTACGCCTACCCGCAGGCCTCCGAGTGGTCGCTCGACGACATCTTCTTCAACGTCGAGCAGTGGCTCGAGGAGGAGGTCGCGCAGGAGTTCGCGGAGGAAGAGGGCAAGGCGGTCATCAGCGGCAACGGGACCTCCAAGCCGACGGGCATGACCAACACATCGCCCATCGTCACCGCCGACTTCGCGTCGCCGGAACGCTCGGCGAACGCCTACCAGACCATCACGTCGGATCTCACGCCGGGCGGCGTCTCCGTCCTGCCAGACTCGCTCTTCGATGTCGTGTACACGCTCAACTCCGCCTACCGGGCGCGGGCGGTGTGGACGTTCAACTCGCTCACGGCCGCGGCGCTCCGCAAGCTCAAGGACACCACGGGCCAGTATCTCTGGCAGCCCGGCCTCCAGGCGGGCCAGCCGGATCGCCTGCTCGGCTACGGCGTCGAGATCTGGGAAAACATGGCGAACATCGGCGCCAACCTCTTCCCCGTCGCCTTCGGCGACTTCCAGCGCGGCTATCTGCTGGCCGACCGCGTCGGCCTGCGGATCACCCGCGACAACGTGACGAACGTCGGCTTCATCCGGTTCTACGTGCGGCGCCGTGAAGGCGGGCACGTGCTCGACAACCACGCGATCAAGTTCCTGCAGACGCTGTAACAGCAGCCCAGCTCCGGGGGCGCGGTGCTCGTGGCCGCGCCCCCGTTGAGGGAGACATGGTGAAGAAGCGCGTGAAGCGGAAGCGGAAGGCCCAGGCGCAGCAGGCCAAGGCGATCCGCGGAGCCCCGGAGAACAAGTGAACCTCGTGCGCGTCGAACCGCGCGGATGGGCATCGTGCATCGTGGCCGCCACCGGCCCATCGCTAACCGAGGCGGTGGCCGGGCGGTGCCGCGGGCGCCAGGTCATCGCCGTCAACGACGCCTATCGCCTGCTGCCCTTTGCCGATGCGCTCTATGCCGGAGACCGCGACTGGTGGGAGTTGCATCGAGGATGCCCTGAGTTCACGGGCGAGAAATGGACGGCACACGAGCCGCGGCTCAACGACAAGTCGGCCATCGCCGAGCGGTACGGGCTCCATCTCGTCGCCGGCCCGCGCGAGGTCGATGCTCCCGGATTCTCGCTGGACGCCGGGCGAATCCACTACGGCAACTCCAGCGGCTTTCAGGCGATCAACCTCGCCATCCTCTTCGGCGCGACGACCATCCGCCTCGTCGGCTTCGACATGCGGACGCCGCAGCCGGGACAGCCGCGCCACTTCTTCGGCGACCACGCGGACCCCGCGATGAATCTATCGAAGTACGAGCACTTCCTGCCGGCGTTCCACGAGGCCGCGCGCCTGCTGCCCGCGCACATCAGGATCATCAACTGCACGCCGGGCTCGGCGCTGCGGTGCTTCCCGGCTGGCGAGCTGGACGAGGTGCTCGTGTGATCGCGCGAGTGATCAGGTGGGCCCTGTCGGCTGGCCTGCTCGTGATGGTCTACCGGGAGACTGGCCCGTGGACGGCGGGGGCCATCGCGCTGCTGACGATCGCGAACGAGGTCGCGTCGTGGTGACGATCGACCTCGACCGGCGCGCGGAGCATGACAAGTATGTACGGGCCTATCGGAACCCGGGCTACGCGATGGGCCACGACCGCATGGCCGACGCCTACGCGGACCTCAAGGCGCTGCCGATGCGCGGCGCCTATCTCGACGTCGCGTGCGGCCGGGGCGAGATGCTGCGGCACGCCGAGCGTTTCGGCTTCGCGCCCGTGCGCGGCCTCGAGATCGTGCCGGCGCTCATCGACGGCGAGCGTGTGATCCACGGCGAGGTCCACGCCCTGCCGTTCCCCGATAAGTCCTTCGACGTCGTCACGCTCTTCGACGTGATCGAGCATCTCCCGCCCGGTGACGACGAGCTCGCGTGCCGGGAACTGGCCCGCGTCGCCCGCGCGCACGTGCTGCTGACGGCCAACAACCACGAGTCTCACAACCTCGACGGCGACGTGCTGCACATCAATCGCCGCCCCTACGAGGAGTGGGACGCGCTCTTCCGCGCTTGGTTCCCCGGCACCGTCACGCACATTACGGGGACGCGACACTACCACAGCGAATGCTGGCGGGTGGACCTGTGAGAGCCGCGATCCACGTCAACAGCCACGAGCATCAGCGCCAGCACGGCGCCGCGATGAAGGCCGGGCTCGAGCGCCACGGGATCACGGTGGACTCCGACGGGCCGCCTGACTTCGTGGTGACCTGGGGCTGGAAGAATCCCGCCCTCGCCGCGGCGTACCCCCATGTTCTCGTGATGGAGCGGGGGCACGTCGGTGATCGGATGCGCGCCGCCTCGTGTGGCTGGGACGGGCTCGGCTATCGTGGGCGCTACCCCGCCGCGCAGGACGGCGGCGCACGGTGGGCGTGGCGGTACGCCCAGCTGATGCAGCCGTGGCGGATGGGCGGCGGCGACTACGCGCTGCTGATCGGCCAGGTGGAAGACGACGCCGCGGTCGCCTCGCTGCCCGAGGGCTTCCATGCGTGGGCGTCCGCTGCGGCAGCCGCTCTCATCGCGCTCGGTCACAAGGTCGTCTATCGCCCGCACCCGTTCGGTGACCGCCACTTCTCCCCCGACGGGACGGTGCCCTCGCGGGGCACGCTCGCCGCCGATCTCGCAGGCGCCGATCGCTGCGTGACGTGGAACTCGACGGCAGGTGTGGAGTCGGTGCTCGCGGGAGTCCCGACGATCGTGATGGACGCCGGCGGGATGGCGTATCCGGTCGCCGCGCGAGCGCTCTCAGAGGCGCCGGTCCGGCCGGATCGTGCCGCGTGGTGTCGGGACCTCGCCTGGACGCAGTGGACGCTTGACGAGATCGCGCGCGGCGATGCCTGGTCGGCCCTCGCGCCTATCATGGAGGCCGCCTAAGATGCCCGGCCTCCGCCTGATCACGCCGCCCCCCCGCGAGCCGCTCTGGCTCGACGAGGCTAAGAAGCACCTCCGCGTCGACACCCTCGAAGAGGACTCGCAGATAGCGCGCCTCATCACGGCGGCCCGGCAGGATCTGGACGCCCGGGAAGGGCGTCTCATGGGCGTCGCGCTGAT